CGCTCATCGCCAAAGCGATGCAGTGTCATGTGACAGTCGTGACACAGAGGTACAGCCCAGTTATCTCCCGACCTGATGCCTACACCACGTTCCCCAACATGCTGTAGGTGGTGCGCCTCTGCGCCACGTCTGCACACTAAGCAGGGTGAACCCCGCAAAGTATTCAGATACTTCTCATTCCGAATGTTTTTATGTTTCGGAATGAGCATAGATTACGCCAGACCGCACTTCTTCTCGTCCCAGTCTTCCATATAGAAACCATGCTTTGGAAGTGATGCCTGTTTCATTTCGGCTCCTACTCTGAACTTGTGCCAAGACAACATGATGTATTTCATCCTAGTTATCGTGGTGTACTTGTCCGATCTCATGTCACTATTTATCAGCTTGTTCCTTATGAAGACGATAGGATCGTATTCATAATTATTCTGACCATCGCGCCATGTTCTTATGAATTCATTGGCTTCTTGTTCGTATCCAGTTTGAGTTCCGACATAATGCATAGCTGCAAGAACATTGTCAGACTTATGGAATGCTCCAATGCAATAAGACACACTCTCTGCCAAGTTTGGATGCTTATCTAGAATTGCATCAAGCTCATTGACTGTCCAACCATGATCCTTTGGGTCTCTCTTAGCTATCAGGGCAAGCATCTTTGTAGATGCAGCAAGTCTATTGTAGTTGACATGCCCATTGATTTTTAATTGATCTCCAAAGGTTCTCTTCTTTCCACTATCAATTGTAAGCATAACTTCATCTGGCAATTCTTTAACCAGTATTGTCCAAAATGGTTCTTTGGATTTCTCACATGCCATCAATCTTTGCTGACCATCTAAAAGAACACCTGTTTCAGAAACACAAATAGAGTGTCCGTTAAAAATGAACATACGAGCAAGCATGTCTCTTGCATAAAGAGAGACAACTTTATTGTTCGCTTTTCTATTCTTTGTATTGATGTCTAAAAACTCTTTGGCTTTAGATGGTGTCATCAAATACTTCTCGACGCTTACGTTAGCAATCCAGTCTTCGACGTTACGATGTTTCATAGCTTTCTCCACTCGCTTGAAAATTAAAATGGTATCTCATCGTCCATTTGATTGGACGAGTTCTGATTTGATGGATACCCTGACGGTGCTTGGTATCCGCTGTTGTCTTTGCGCTCTCTCAACAAGTCGCTGCGCAATGACAGAAATGGCTTGCCATTCTTCGACACTTTTCTCCAACCAACTAGGTTTGCTTTTGGGTTCTGCACCCCTTCTTGTAGTTGGTTCCATAGGTCAGTCACCGTTTCATGATCCATTTCAATGTTGCCAGTATAGTCTGGCTGACGTTCATTCTGCTTTCGATCATTTTGAAACAGAATTCCTGATGCGGGATATTGTTGCGACATTACTTCTTCTCCTTCGCAAGTTCTTTTTTCTTAGTTGAGATCGCTGCCCCAACTGACTCATAGGCTGTGGAAGCCTCTTCTTTTGCGCGTTCAAACAATGGTTTGTTTGCCACGTAAAACTTATTCAAAGTCTCCGTACTCTTGATAGAATTAACCCAAGCTACAGCTACATCTGCCCAAGCATCCCAATCGTATATGGCACGAGGCTCACGATCTTCTTTCTTGTAGGCACCTGCGTTTATCATGTATCCAAGCGGTTCGCCTGGAGCTTCCTCTTCTTTTTGTTCAATTGAACTTTTTTCTGAGGCGTTCTGTGGGGACGTTACAGGCGAGTTTACTTTCTTTGTGGGGGTGGGGTTAGGTTTTTTCTTTACCTCTTCCTGCCGCCCCTCTCCGTCACTCTGAGGGATATCCTCACCTGCATAGATGTAGTGACCTAGTCCGTGCATGGCGATAGCCTTCGCAAAGCAGCGCATTCTAGCGTCACTGATCTGTCGTGATGTTGGCCCAGAGATAGCGTTGTTTCTGTTATCCATAACAGGCAACCACATCATGTGGTCCTGATCTTCTACGGTCACAGTGACACGCACTTCAACGGTGCTATCTGGGTAAATGATATCGTCGTGAACTTCATACGATGCATTGGGGTATTTAGATTTAACCTCACCCCAAGCCCAAGCCCAAGACAGATAACTCAATCCCATCTTCTCTTGCTTCTTATCATTCACGTTAATTGAGGATAGTGTTTTCCATACTGACATTACTTTCTCCATCCAGTAAATTGTTCACAAAACTCCGCTACTCCGCAGTAGTTTCCTTCGCATCGGGTCTTCTCGCCCTTTCTGTGTTCGATCTCTAGCTTCCTATCGCTACCATCGACATGCTCCTGAGCTTTCTCCAGACTGTCCCAGAGTTTCAAAGCTCTCTTCTTCCCCGCTTCTTTAACAGCGTACTGATCTGGCTTTGCCCATTGATCTTCCGTTGAGCAGCGGGGGAACTGATCGTATAGATCATAGTCCATCTGTGCTTCTTGGTGGGCATCGACGCGCTCGTAGATATAATCCTCACGTTCCTCTTTGCTCCACAGGGGAAGCTCCACAACCACCACTGGTGCCTGTGGATACTCAGGATCGAACTGAGCCTTGCGTCTTTGCCAGTCTCTGAGGATAGCGCAGATGCGTATCTTACTCACTGTCTTCCCACGATTGGAACCGTTGTCAGAGTTTTCAACAAGCCAAGCATAGCAGTTTTGCTGACGCTCCCATTCCTTCTTGCCAAGGATTACTGACCAAGCTGACGTAACCTTGTAGTCCGTTATCTGCACGGTGCCATCAGGAAGAACCTCTTGATGGTCAAGCGCACCAGAAAGAACCCAGTTAGCCACGGTTGCGTAAAGGCGTTCCTCTACCTGCACATGCTCTGGGTCATCGGCACTTTCAAGAATGTGATGGACTGCCGTACCAAACAGAGGCCAGATCATATCAGTGACATCTGTCTCTGCATCTTTGGCGTATAAGTCTTTCATAATCCGCACTCGTGGTGCGTCGATCAATGTTGTTACGCTGATGTCTGCCTTGCCTTTCGTGTACTTATCGTCACGAGCAAAGTTCAAGAACGCATCAGGCAAGTCGTACTTGTTTGTGATTTTCATTGTTTTCTCCACTGGTCTGTAGTTAAATCACACATGGAATACAAAGTCAAATAGGAATATTTAGGGGAAGATATGAGCAATTTTGACGTTACATTTACGGTATATGGTGAACCCGCATCGAAAGCAAACTCACGCAAGATGGTAGTGATCAAAGGGCGACCTGCCCTGATCAAGTCAGCCAAAGCGAGAGCCTATGTTACGATGTTCGAAAGCCAATGCCCTGTCATGGAAGTGCCAACGACTGATGATGTTGTCGTTGAGATGATGATACACTACGCTTCACGCCGCCCTGATTTGGATGAGAGCTTGATACTGGATTGCATGCAGGGACGCATCTACAAAAACGACAGGCAGGTGAAGCAGAAGTTTATCTATTGGGGGTTGGACAAGGAAGAGCCGCGTTCGATCATTCGTGTCCGCTCATGTGATGTAAAAAATATTCCAGACTATCTTTCATACGATACTGTTATGATATCGGAAGACGTTCGGTAGACGATATTATATATCGGTAGACTAAGTATATATATTATATATTAGGCGGGAAAAAATTGGGAAGTTGACTGCTCGTATCTGTTTCTTCTATGATGTCGGGATAGAGTAGGAGATAGCCGTGCAGATCGAACAACAAGTTCGTGGCGAGGCGTACAGATTGGGGCAAGGTCAACACAAGATCAAATGTCCAAGCTGTTCCCCAAGCCGCAAAAATAAAACCGACAGAACGCTCTCTCTAAAAATTGAACAAGACAAAATACTGTTCCAGTGTTGGCACTGTGATCAGCAAGGCATTGTTCCTTTGGCAGAGCGAGTAGAAAAAATTAATAGAGTGGAACCAATGTCCGTTGCAAAGAATGTAGAAAAGACCCCGCTTACTGGGGCAGCACTGGCGTGGCTTGAGGGCCGTGGCATCAGTGAAGAAACAGCCAACAAGGCTAGACTGGTATCGACTAGAGCTTGGGTTCAGGCAATCGGTGCTGAGACAGAATGCATCATGTTTCCCTATACAAACGAGGGGCAAGAGTATGCATACAAGGTGAGATCACTTGAGGGCAAAGGCTTCAAGTGTAACGGTGCCCCCCAGACTTTTTTCAACATTGAAAATGTAGAGCGGGACGATGACCTGATCATTTGCGAGGGCGAAATGGACGCGCTTGCATTCATGGAAACAGGCTATGAGAGCGTTGTATCTGTACCAAATGGTGCAGTAATGAAGGTTGTCGATGGGCAGATCGATCCAAAAGAAGATAATAAATTCAAGTTCTTATGGGCTGCTAAGAAAAAGATTGATGCCGCTAGTCGTATCATCATCGCCACTGATGCTGATGGCGCAGGTCAGGCGATGGCGGAAGAGATCGCTCGTCGTATCGGAAAGGATCGATGCTTCAAGATTGAGTATCCAGAAGGGTGTAAGGATGCCAATGATGTACTCCTGAAACTGGGCAAGGATGGTGTTGATGATGTTGTCGTGGGGGCAAAGCCGTGGCCTGTCGCGGGACTTTACGATGCCTCACATTTCTATGATCAGATCGATGATATTTATGAGAAGGGCATGGGCCGTGGCGAAAGCACTGGTTACGAGAACGTGGATGATTTATACACTGTTGTCACTGGTCAGCTTACAGTTGTCACTGGGCACCCATCATCTGGTAAGTCAGAATTCATTGACCAGATCATGGTGAATATGGCGCAAGAGAAGGGATGGAAGTTTGCCATCTGTTCGTTCGAGAATGAACCTCGCTTGCATATTGCCAAGTTGATCAGCAAGTATATCCGTAAGCCGTTCTTTGAAGGTGCAATGGATCGGATAACGCCAGACGAGCTGACGCGGGGTAAGGAATTTGTTCAATCGCACTTTTCTTTCTTGTACCAAGCTGATGGTTCCATGTCTTCAGTCGATAGCATCATCGAAAGATTGAAGGTTGCGGTCATGCGGCACGGTGTCAGAGGTGCCATCATTGACCCATACAATTACATTCAGAAGGGCCGTGATGTCAGCGAGACTGACTGGGTATCTGATGTACTCACACGGCTGCGTGTCTTCGCTCAGGCGCACGGGATACACCTCTGGTTTGTCGCCCACCCAACAAAGATGATGCGCGATCAGACAGGTAAGGTTCCTGCTCCCAAGGGATATGATATCTCAGGTAGTGCTGCATGGTTTGCGAAAGCTGATGTTGGACTTACCGTACACAGGCCCGACCCATCCCACTCACGCGTATCAGAGATACACATATGGAAGTGTCGTTTCTCGTGGGTTGGGAAGCAAGGGGATACAGAGCTTGAGTTTGACGTTCCTACATCTACATACAGGAAATACATACCAGACCCCATACTTGATGCGCCAACACCATACTCAGAAGTGGATGTAGATTTTGACAGTATCTTCCCCTAACAAGTTCTTGATTGTCAGGCAGGGAGAAAATGGACCCACTGTACATGTCTTTGTCGATGGCAAAGAGGTTGCAGTCATTGACCTTAACTCTAGACAAACACTGCGACTAATAGGCAACTTAGCAGATAACATGTTTGAATCGGTTTGACGTATGCAGAACTGCATGCTAGGTCTTGTGTCAGGATATTGTTCACAGCCCTACATGTAGGGTGACATCCTCTCCACTCTATACTGGGCCACCTTCGGGTGGTCCTTTTTTTATAAAAAAGACAGGGAGAGCAACATGTAGTGTGGTGACTGCTCTATCCCTGTCAGTTGAACATTAGTGCGCGAGGCAAACATGAGCGAAATGTAAACGCACTAATGTATTGGTTTGGTTGCATCTCTAACGTATTCTTCTGGTTTTATATTATCTAATGTCCCAATGATTAGAAAGGACATGTATGGAAAATCTTCTTCCATACCATACGCCATCAGCATGTTGACAATCAGGTCACACATTTGAGCCTGACTAAATTTGGATGGCATCGAATTGATAACTTTCGATACCATCTCTTCAGTTAATGTAGCGTCATCCATTAGAAATCCATTAGCTCTTTAGTTACAGTATCCTTGATACGTCTTGTAATCAAGCTCTCACACTTCGAGAACTCAGTTTGGATAGCAGTAACTGGATCGCCAGAGGTTTCGTATTTCATAACCCAAGCGTTGTCGAACTCAGCCTCTTTGTTCTTGACCTTGAGTGCCACAACTGAGAACGCGCGGATGCCTATGTCATTGAGGCGATCTAGCTTCCTCTCTTGAGCATCCATGATGAAGCGCATGCCATCACCCGCCTTGACGTTGTCAATGCCATGATCATACACACGCTTACCCCAAGCCACAGGAATGCCAACCTCATAGTTCCCGCCCCATAAGCCACGCATTCTCTCGCAGTACATTGAGCCAGTAGTATACGGCGTGACTTCCCAACCGATAGATGGGAACGCATCGTTCAAAGATGACACGCCGTTTAGCTTGGTGGCTTCCTTAGCTTTTTCGATAACAGTTTGCAGGGGTGGCACGGCTTTTTGTATCGCACGTATTTCCTGTATTCTTTTAAGAAGATGCGAACCATATCGTTGAGCATGGCCCACGTCTTCATTTGGTATGCTTTTGAAAACTTCAGGGGCGACATCGTAGGTTATGCTTTTCCACGCATATTGAGCGGGGTTGTAAGCGATGTCTTTTTTGTTGTCGTTTGAGAATTCATAAGCCTCAAAATACTTTTCAATCGCATGTGACAGGTGACGTATCGCGTGATAATTATTGATATCTGGATTGTTGCTTTTCATCTTTCCACTCCTTTTGTTCTATTGAACTTTTATATTTTAACACCCTGATCTCGTAGATCAGAGATGTATTTCTTTAGCGCAAGTCGCGCCCTCCAAAGATCGTGCTGCACATTGGGATGATAGTTCTTTCTGTTGGCCTCATCCTCATGCTTGCTGACCTCACCCTTCAGAAATCTGATGGTTGCTTTTTGTTCCTCATTCATTGGTTGGCCTCAGCATTGGTCTAATTGATTGGGACATGACACCTGTTGTTAGGCACCACATGTTCACGTCACCATCTGCATAAAAGTACTGGTACATATCTTCGTTGTCGCGGATGGCTATCTGACAAGCCTCTTGGCTTGGCAGTATAAGGAAGGTTTCGATATCCCTGCCTTTGATTGTGTACTCTATGTAGAGAGCAAAGAAATATTCCATTAGACAAAACCTCTTCTCTTTCTAGCTTCTTCAACTGTCTCCCCATATCTGGGGCGACCTGCTTTTTTCGCATTTTCTTGAGCTTGTTTTGGATCACGAAACATGGGGTTAACTTTATGATTTTCACTACGCACTAGGTCACCCCAACACTGTGCGTATGCTTGCTCGTATGGTATCCCTAATTGTAGTAGGGCTTTCAGTTCCTGTATGTTCATTGACGCTCCCTCAAAATGGTGGCTCTTCATCTCCACTTGGTTTCCATACGATATCGTACTGAAACATGGCTAAAAGAAAACCCCGCAGATCGCAGGGCCAAGGGTCAGTATTCCGCACGGCGTTCACATTCTATTATTGATCGGCATATAGCTAAGACAGGCTCGACATTCTCTTTGCCCACCATGATAGCAAGACCTTGACGCAGACCATCGGCATGAGCCAACAGGTTCTTCTTCTTTTCAGCACTTAGCAACATTGCTGCTGATGCTCTATTGCGAACAGGTGAATTCACTGGAAGCACTGTATTGATTTCAGCAGCTTGCTGCGTTGTGCTCCCCGCGTAGGTATTCTTTTTGTAAAAGCAGTCATCGTAGTCAATGCCAAATAACTTGGCAGCTTTTGCGAGTTGATCTTTCTTGATACCTGCATTGCCTCTCTCGAACTGGCAATAGTTTGAAGCATGCATTCCAATGATGTCAGCAACTTTCTTTTGCGTATACCCTGACGCTTTTCGTGCGCCTTTGACCTTCAAGTAGTCCACGCTGTATGCCTTATCTGTATTCACGGCTACCTCTCCTTTTATTGGTAATTCCATATCTCCATCGCCAAGGTAATCATCTACTCTTGGCTTTGCGAACTCTGCATTTTCATCGAATGGGCTAAGATCGATACCCATTACATCAAGCAGAGCATCGATCTCATCCTCTCTCATCTCTTACTCCTATGTTTCTAGATATGTTGTCTGACCAAACGGTGCAGGGTTGGCGTTAGCCCATGATGAAATCCATAGCACTGGGTAGTGCGGTTCATCTGGGTAATCGTTGATACCCAAGTCAGTGAACACGACCATGTTATCCACGTTCAACTCGTTGTCTTCAACGTATCTGAACGCGGGGGACACCATCGTACCACCTCGACCACCGATCTCAATCTTATCGACCTCGTCGCCTTGTTCGTAACGGCGCACCGTCTGAACCTCAGCATCAAAGGTGATCACTGTGATGGACTGTGGCTTGATGTCTTGGCTGATCGCATTCAACTCACCAAGGAAGAACGACATCTCACGGCCTGACACAGAGCCGCTGCTATCGCATAGTACAACAACGTCACCCGCACCCATCTTCAGGATCGATGGGGCCACGATACCATTCGTGTGATACATCTTACGCTGAGGTTTGCGCATGCTGTAATCGTCTGGCTGATCGCCACCGATAAACCTACGCATCACGTCACGCCAATCGACTTGGCTGCGCTTCATCTGTTCGATCAACTGCTTGATCTTGGCAGGTAGGTTGCCCACTGCCTTAGCACCAGTAGCAGCCATCATGACCTTGCTATCGATGTCGGCTTCCATCTGCTTCTGTTCGGCAGGTGACAACGCATCTCCATTGTCATCAGTCGTATCGACAACCTCACCGATACCCGCTGCCTGACCGTAGCGTTCCTTGGCATCCTCTGGCAGTCTATCAAAGATAGCCTCAGCACTCAGGCCGCTGTACTGTGGGTCATGTAGACCACCCTCTGGCAAGGTGAACCCCGCCTCAATCAGGATGTCGTTGATCGCAAAGTCAGTGGCGATATTCCAAAGCTCTGGGTCACGCTCACCACGGCGCAGAGGGTGTTTGAATGTGACATGGCAGACCTCGTGGGCCATAACGCCCACAACCTCTTCTTGATCCATCGTGTCAACGAATTCTGGGTTCCATTTGATGAACTTGCCATCAGTACACATTGTGCTGACAGTCGGATCAGGCTCAACGCGTAGGGACAGGGCAATGGACCCAAAGAATGGGTGCTTTACCACAAGTCGCGTAATCGAACGCGACACTTTCATTTGTGCATCCATCAGGATATCTCCTCTATCACTTTCTCAATTGTATTCTCTTTGTTGAACACTGCCTCAAAGGCTTGGTTCAATGTGATCTCAACGTCCAAGTAAATGTCACGTCCACAACTCTCGTTGATACAGGTCAGGGCAGACCATTCTAAATGGCCCACCTTGAATAGGGTATGACAATATGGACACGTAAATACGTGCATATCTCTCTCCAAAAAAGTTCAATAGAACAAAAAGCCCCAACGAAATTTCGTTGGGTTTTAGCTTTATTACAAGATCAGGTTCTTACCTGTCTTCATGATCCAATCGCGGATCGCTTGAGACTGCTTCAAGTCCTTGGTGCGATTGACCGCATCCTTAACGACGAAAGCAGCGAACTCTTGCTGAGGCAAACGCTCAAGGTAGTTGATCACGTTGCCCACATTCTTCTCGTTTACGCGGGAAGCAATGGCAGCACAGATCGCGTACAGAACAGCGGGATCATTTGGAACATCAGCACTCGCAGGGTTTGCGATTAGCTTGTCGATGTCTGGCACACTGTCGTACATCTTCAGGAACCCAGTGAAATCAGCAGTCGCAGCGCGACCAACCTGACCCGCGATGGCTTCCAGTTGGTTCACTGGATCAAGACCCCATGACATGATCGAACCAACGCGCTCCCATGAACGAGGTGATGGGCATGCGTTCGCATCACGATCAAACTTGTGCAACCACTCAGGGCGGAACCGCAAGAACGCACAGATGCGCTCGTCGATACGCTTGCTGTAGTAGTAGGCGATGGTGTCTTCCAGATCGGCCTCAATCTCTAAGAACATCAGGCGATCCTTCAAGTGCGAGGGCATGTTGTTTGTACCCGCACGATCAGACATGCGGTTACCCGCAGCAACGATCACCCAACCATCTGGCAGGTGGTGCGGACCAACACGGCGTTCGTTGACGATCTGAGCCGCGATGTTCTGGTTGGCAACTGGTGCCTGTGGAAGCTCGTCGAGGAACAGGATGCCCTCACCCTCAGTCGGCATCCAGTCAGGACGCATGCGGACCATTGTATCTCCATCAGGTGATGGGACAGGCCAACCGCCAAGCTCACCCGCATCGTACTGTGCCAATGACAGTATCTCGCATCCGATCTTGCGACGATCCGCGATATCCTTGACCGTAGTGGTCTTACCGATACCCGCGCCAGACACAAGGTATGGCACAACGTACTGGGCATCACGGCCCTGCTTCAGGTTAAAGGCAAAGTCGATAGCTGCCTCAGTGATTGATTGCGCTTGTGATAGCTTCATGATTGATCTCCACTCCTATTCTTGATCACAAATTTTAGGTTCTCCATCCGCACTGAGGCATCCTCAATGTGGACCTTGTCAGACTTCAGATAATGGCGTTGATAGTTTCTCACCGCCGCATCGTGTTTGTCTCGTGCTCTGGCAAGCTCGTCCTTGAGCTTGTCCATGCTGTAATCGGCGTACTGTTGGATCAGTCGCTCGTTTGATTGCTTGATATATTCTTCAATGTCAGTCTGCATTGTCTTCTCCGATCAATTGCCTTGGGTCACTGTACACTTCAAGAACTGTACCATCGACACCGCCAACCAGAGCCATAGCCTCTTGCAGACCAAGCTCTTCAGCCTCTTCAATCGTCGCAGCTTCCACCGTCACATGACGTATGGTCTCGACTTTCACTTCCACCATATAAATCATCTCTTGGTTCCTTCTGATAAATGGGTTCGCCGTTCGATATCTTGCGAACCAGTTCGTCAAATTCATTTTGGGTAAAGCCCCCAAAGATAGAGGCTTGGCTGTTCTTGCTCATCATAACCCCCAGTTACTTGCGCAGATCGGGCCAATGCCCATCTCAATCGACACAGGGTCAGTCAACTCACGTCCGCAGCATGAGCAGCGTCCAGTGACCTTACCGTGCTGCACGGCCTCACCCCTTGGGTCAGACGCTACCCGCACTACAGCGTCCGCTGTGGCTGTGTGACAGGTGCCTACAGGCATGAACTTACCTTCCATGATCTTGCCCTGATAATCAGGCCCACGCTTGACGTACACGGCACCACCGTTGCGTCCATTCATGGGGGCCAGTGAGAAGGCCAACTCAGCAGCGCGAAAGACAGGCTTCTTGACCTTGGCTGTTTCGAGCAAGGTCTTGATCCGCGAGACATCAACGTCACGCGTCAATTCCTCACGGCGTTCAGCCTTGCGCTTCACCTTGGTGATCGTGCGTTCTGCCGCATCCCATTGCTTCTCCGACAGGTCACCCTTGGTGACATACTGAACAAGTAGGGAAGCCGCAAAGTTATTCCATGTGCGCATCCCGCCAAGCTCTTGTAAAATTTCTTCACGTTCCATCATACTCTCCCAAGTTCACGAATAAATGCATCGCCATTGTGATGCTGTTCGACCAGTTCGAACTCCTCACCCTTTGCCTGTAAGGCATTGAGGAAGAGGGGCATGTCGCAGTCTTCTTCAAGGTACAGTGTCGGCACGTACTGGTCAGTGACCTGAGCGTAGCTGAAACCGCTGACCTGAGACATGTGCAGCCCTGCGTTTAGCAAGTCACGGTACGGCACTTCTAGCCAACCATGACCCGCGTCAGTGTGGTATGTGTATTTCGTCATTGCTGATCTCCCAAAAGATATTGAAGCACCGCATCCCAATCTGGGAACTGATCGGTGCCGAAATGAATATGCTCACCAGTGAACTGGCCCGCACCGTTGGCGGTCCGATCATCGATGAGGTAGTCACCCATGTTTAGGTGCTTGTTGTGGCTCAGTATCAGCCGCTTTTTCGCAGCCTCACCCAAGTACCGCTCAACCCATTCCCGCTTGTCGCTCCAAGCAGACACGTTTCCCCAAGGGGCAGTCGATAGGATGTAGCAGTCAAAGTGTTCGAACAGGATGTTGAACGCATCAATCGCACCCTCAATGGGTTCGAGTTGAGCAAACAGCCCATCGATCTCATCAACCTCAACATCAGGGTCTGGTGGGTTTTGATCGACATAGCCTTGGAAGTCCGCGAGGACACCGTCCATGTCGAAGTACAAGATTTTTTCAGTCATCTCTTTCCTCTCAAAAAAGTTCAAATGAACTTTGCGCAGCGGCCCCGCGAGGGGCCACCAACAAAATTCACCATGCAAGCATGAAGATTAACCACCCCACGATCAGGGCGGTGAAGACAACCCCAGAGACAAACGCCTCTAGGATCATCAGTCTGCGCTCACGGCGTGACAGACGCTGCATGCCACGGCTCATGAGGCAATGCCTAGCTCGTCAAGCATAGCAACCACGGCAGCATCGACAGTGTCGTTCTCTGTCTCAGCATCAGCGGCAGCGGCCTTAGCAGCCTCAGTGTCACGGTACGCTTTCCGCGCAGCCATCAACTCACGCATTGCGTTCTGGAACTCGTCCAGTTCGTCATCATCAAGGCCATCCTTGAAGACATCGCCCTGCACCTGTTTGCCGTTCTCATCTTTCTTGGTAGAGAACTTGCCGACAACTTGCTCTGCGAGGCGTTGAGCTTTTGACTTATCGCTCTCACCCTTGACCGCTTTGGCAAGTTTGTTCTCGCTATCGATCTCCATCGCAGCAAGGTCACGCACAATGGCATCGCCAGTGTACTGGCTTGGGATGTCACCGATCTTTTCTTTGATCAGGCGCACGGCACCCACAGAATTCTCGACGTACCGCTTGACGGTGGCCTCTTTCAGACCCGCCTCTTCAAGCAGCGCAGCGCGTAGCTTCTTAGACACGGCACGAGGCAGGTTACCCTTGACCAGTTTGACGTGGGCGATTGAGGCGATCACCTCGCCGTAGGCACCCATCTTCTCAGCGTTAGCCGCCTCGTTGTTGGTGCGGTTTTGACCCTTGAGGTCAGCAATGTTTTGCTCCGCTTTGTAAACAACATTGATCGAAGCATCTGAAACAATAAAATCTTTAGCAGTCATCTGTTCATCCTTTTCTGGCTGACTGTTGTTGGGAAGGTGCGGCCCGACAGGGCCACAGCGAGGGGCTTACGCAGCCCAAGTATCGTTGAGGCATTGTTCCCCAACAATGATTGAGGGGCCGATATCCTTGAAGGCATCGACGAATGGGTTACGCAACTGGACGTAACCAACAGAGGCGCACATGAAGATCATGGGCTTGGGCGCATCAACAAACACCAAGTCACCCACTGACAGGCTGCTACCACCGCCGCTACGGCAAGCGATCTGGTTTAGCTCAGTGGGGTAGGGCGCATTCTCGAACACGAAAATCTTTTCAAGGTTCTCGCTGATCTGTTCGGCACCATCGCCACCCGCTTCCAGTTCGATCTCGTAAGAGGTCTTGTGCATGTAAACACCGTGGATCAGAGCATGCAGGGCTTTGAGTTCAAGCTCTTGTGCATCCTTGCCAAGCAGAAAGCTCAGGTCAGCATAGGCACGAGCTTGGGGGTGACCGTCCCAACTGCCCTGTGGGCTGTTGAGCATCGCACGAACGTGGGGGGACATGCGTTTCTTGATAACGTGATATTGCATGGCAATCTCCTTTTCATGATACCAATGATGCGGCCCCGCAGGGCCACACTTTTGGGATCACGCGGCGACAGGCGCGGCGATGTATTTGCCGTTCTCTTTGACCGCCATGATCATCGCGGTGACGTGGAAGATATCACCGTCATCGAACTGACCGTGAACAGCTTCATTGTGAAGGTATTCATCGGCACGATAACGCCAACTGTCACCGTTGGGATGAGTGTATTGATAAGTCCACTGGAAAGCAGTGTCGCTATCAGAGCGGATGCTCAGGACATGCTGACCGCCATCACCATCCAAGATGATTTCGACGGTAATTCCAACGCGGGTGATTGAGCGGAAGACGGTATTGATTGAAGCCATTGGGCGTTCTCCTTGATTAACGATAGACAGGGTTTTCGATCATGTGGTCAAACACGTTCCACATGACGTTCAGGCGGTTGCTGCCGATCTCAGCGGCATGCTTGGTGGCGAAGTATGTCGCCTGTTGGTAGTAGCTCTCAGCCTCATAGTGGCTGCGGTCTGCCTTGCAGCGGATATGCATGCGATAGGCGGCGATAGCATTGTTAAGGTTGGTCATTGAAAACTCCTCTCAAAGGTTATTGGCGCGAACGGCGTAAGCACAGTCATTGCGCAGTCGAGCCTCGCTCACGGCGAAGGCCATCTTGGGCCGTGGTTCATGCAAGAACCAAGCGACAGAAATGAAGATCAAAGCAAACAGGATAAAACCCATTGTGTGTCCTTTCGAATGAAACCATGACAACGGCAACCAAATAGCTGCCGCTCTCGATTGTCTCACTCTAACCACCTCTGTCGTTCTCTACCCTGATCACTCTGGAAAACCTCAGCGGACATCACTTGTGGAAGGTGATGCTGACTGACAGCGTCAGGTCCGATACCAAGCCGCGTTTAACGACGACTGACTGAACATCGGTGGTGCACTCTGTTTGGTAGAAAGCCCAGTCTTTATGGGGAAAGAAGATTGTCGGCGTGTTGCCCGATCAACCGTCCGCTAGGACCGAAGCTGCTTTCCGAAGTCGAAACCTCGTGTCTGGCCTTGCGAGCCTTTATGTCAATTCCCCGAAAGCGGAGGGGCGAAAGCACTGAGGGGCAGGGGGATGAAACCGCGAGCACCCGTTGCTTCTTAGAGTTAGATAAGCGATCTAGATTACCTAGTCAACCCCTATTGTCCCTTATTTTCCCTTATCAGTAGGGAAAGATCAGGAAACACCAATAAAACAAGGGATATCGTGACAAAAAAAAATTTAAGGTGTACACTGCAAATTAGTTCAATTGCACTTTTCTGGGGATCGCTTGGCCCAGATTTCAGGTGCTGATTTGGGGGTGATTCGTTTCCCAGATATGCAAGCTGCTTGTGGGGTGGAAAAATACCACAGGCCAAAACCACGAAAGCCAAGCGCAGCGTCGAGGTCAATATGACAGGTAATAAGAATACAGGTAACAAGAGTAAGCCCAAGCTCACAGTAGTGGGTAATACAGGTAAGAAGACTACAGGCACCAGAAAGAAGAGTGCCACCAATACCAGAGGCCTTACAGATAAGCAGGAAGCATTCGCTCAGGCCATCTTTGAGGGGTCCAACTTTAGTGATGCGTATCGTCAGTCATATGATGCCTCAAACATGAGTAATGCATGCATTCACACAGAGGCTTGCCTGTTAGTCCAGAACCCAAAGGTGTCCCAAAGATTAGAACAGCTAAATGCTGATAGGGAACAGCAGCGGCGCATGCAGAGCCTCTCTCGAAGTGATTTCGTTTTGAAACAGCTTACAGATGAGGCAACGAACCCTGACAATTCTGATGGGGCTAGGGTCCGCGCTCTGGAGCTACTGGGCAAGAGTGTTGCGCTGTTCACCGACAAGGTGGAAACAGAGGACAAGACTGAGCGTGACGCTGATGCGATCAAGGCAGAGCTGCAAGCCAAGCTGGATCGCCTGTTGGGATAAAGTTCTATTGCACTTTCCACTATGTGTGGGGCCATCCGATAATAAGTATTATGTTAAATCGGGTCGCCCCTTGTAATCTGGACGGAACGTGACCCCCCACCTACCC